CAAAGCTGGGCAAAGATCAGTGGTAAACTGGTTAAAAGAGCTTTTAGACCGTTCTCACAACAACATTTTAGGAGAATAAACTATGTGTATGGCTAGTAAAAGCAGTCCCCCGCCCCCACCTCCAGCACCTGAACCCGTCAAACCACCAAAAATGGTAGACAAAACGTATACACCAGAAGACCCAAAACCAAGAAAAGGTAAACAAGCATTACGTACAGATATGTCTATAGGTGGTACAGGCAATACTTCTGGATTAAATATTCCAACTTAAAGGTTTAGTTATGCAAACAGGATCATTAGCAGCAAAGTATTCAAAAATGGCGGAAGACCGTAGGGTTTATCTGGATAGAGCCAGAGACTGTTCTGAGTTAACTTTACCTGCACTTATACCTTCAGAAGCGTTTGGAAAACATGATGATTTATATCAACCATTTCAATCCGTTGGTGCTAGAGGAGTAAACAATTTAGCTAGTAAATTACTGTTATTATTACTACCACCAAATCAACCGTTTTTTAGATTAAGTTTAGACGCTGGAACAGAACGAGAAATGTCTGAACAAGCAGGTGTAAAAGCAGAAGTAGAAAAATCATTAGCAGAATATGAAAGAAGCGTTACTAAAGAAATAGAAAACAAAGCATTAAGACCATCAATATGGGAAGCTTTAAAACATTTAATTGTATCAGGTAATGTATGTTTATATTTTCCTCCTGAAGGTGGTGTTAGAGTTTTTGCTTTAAATCAATTTGTAGTACAACGTGCGCCTGACGGATCAATATTAAAAATGATTACAAAAGAAGTTGTAGCTAGACAGTCTTTACCAGAAGATCATCCTGAATATAAATTAGAAGCTACTGATGATATTGATGTTTATACATGTATATATAGAACAGGTGATAAATATTATGTTCATCAAGAAGCAGGTGGTGTGTTAGTAGAAGGATCTGAAGGAGAATATCCTTTAGATTTATTACCGTGGATACATTTAAGAATGATAAGTGTTGACCATGAATCTTATGGCAGGTCTTTTGTAGATGAATATTTAGGTGATTTAACATCATTAGAAGGCTTAATGAGAGCTATGGTAGAAAGCGCAACAGCAAGTTCTAAAGTAGTTTTCTTAGTCAAACCTAATGCAACAACACGTAAAAAAGATTTGGCATCAGCTGAAAACGGTGCAGTTATAACAGGGTCACCTGATGATGTACACAGTTTGCAAACAGAAAAATTTAATGATATGCGAGTTGTAATGGAAGCTGTAGGGCGTATAGAAGAAAGATTAAGTTACGCTTTTCTATTACACGAAGCTGTTCAAAGAGACGCTGAAAGAGTTACAGCCACTGAAATAAGATATCTTCAAGAACAAATTGAAGGTGCGCTTGGTGGTGTTTACAGTGTTCTATCTCAAGAATTACAATTACCTTTAGTAAATCAGATCATGGATAGATTAACAAAAGAGCGCAAGCTTCCAAAGCTTCCTAAAGAAAACGTAACGCCCGTTATAATCACTGGTGTAGAAGCACTTGGAAGAGGGCATGATTTAAACAAGTTGAGAGGGTTTTTACAAGATGTAATGTCTCTTGCTCAAATTAATCCTGAAACAATACAACGAGTAGAATTTGGTGATCTTATAAAACGCCTAGGTACTGGTCATGGCATTGATATGAATGGTTTAATTAAAAGTGAAGAACAAATACAAGAAGAGCAACAGATGATGCAACAACAAGCTATGCAACAACAAATGATGGATGCAGCCCAACAATCTGCTCCTGGGGTTGCTAGAGAAGTCGCTAAGAATTCTGCTCCTACACAACAATAATAGGAATATTATGGAAAAAATGAAACTAGATAACCTTGAAGATGAAGTCTCTTTATCTCCTACTAAAGAAAAAAAGGGGAAAAAAGAAAAAACTTTACCTAAATGGCCTGGGGCTGAAAATGCAAAAACAGGTGTAGAATATCAATTAGCCAGCGGAAATACTGTAAAGCTCGGCACTAACAAACTGTTTTAATAATGCCAGAACATATTATAAAAGAAGATGAACAGACTTCTGAAGCACCAGAAGAAATTTCACAAGAGGAAGTTAAAGCTGAAGAACAAGAAAGACCAGAATGGCTTCCTGAAAAATTTAAATCTCCTGAAGATATGGCAAAAGCTTATGGAGAATTAGAAAAAAGTTTTACTAAATCAAGACAAGAAGATGCTCCTAAAGAAGCTGAAGCAGAAGAACAACCTGCTGAAGAAAAAGAAACTCTTGAAATAAAACCACAAGAGGAACAAGCTAAAGAAGTTGTTGAAAATGCAGGTATAGATTATGATGCTTTAGCAACGGAGTATGCAGAAAACAACGGTCTTACTGAAGAAACATATAGCAAATTAAATGAAGCTGGAATTCCTAAAGATATTGTTGATCAATATATACAAGGACAAGAAGCTATTAGAGATAATTCTCAAAAAGCTATTTATGATTCTGTCGGTGGACAAGATCAATATAAAAATATGGTTGGATGGGCTGGGGAAAATTTATCTCCACAAGAAATTCAAGCATACAACAACGCAGTAAATTCTGGTAATCAAGCAACAGTAGCACTGACTGTGTCAGGTCTACAAGCTCGTTACCAAACTGCTAATGGACGGCAACCTAGCTTAGTGCAAGGTCGAACATCAGCAGAATCCTCTGGTAGTACATATCAAAGCAACGCTCAAATTGTTGCTGATATGAGCAAACCTGAGTATGAGTCAGACCCAGCGTTTCGTCAGGAAGTAGCTGATAAAATTGCAAGATCTGATATTTAACTATAAATCAAAATACATAAGATCCATTATGGTGGGTAATCTATTGTTAGATGAAAAGTTATATTTTTTTTAAATTTAATAGTAAAGGAATAATCTAACATGGCAAATGCAACCGTTAGTAGAATAGGTCAGGTTAATGCGGCAGGTGATGCAGATGCTCTCTTTCTGAAAGTATTTTCAAATGAGGTATTAACATCTTTTGAGCAAGCAACTGTGACCAAAGGAAAATATCTAGAAAAAACAATAGGCTCTGGGAAGAGTGCAACTTTTCCTGTGCTTGGACGTTCTACTAGTTCAATACACACTCCAGGTAATGAAATCGTGGGGTCAGCTTTAAATCACAATGAGAAAGTTATAACTATTAATGATGTTATTATAGCTCATCACTTTATTGCTGAGATCGATGAAGCCAAGAATCATTATGAAACGAGACAAATTTATAGTCAAGAAATCGGGAGGGCGTTAGCTTTTCAGGTGGATAAATATGTAATGCAATCAATGGTTCAGGCTGCTGGAGCAAGTGCAAATGTTAGCGATACAGGCTACAAAGCAGGTAGTGTAATTACAGATGCAGATGCTGATACTTCTGCAACATCTTTAATTGGTTCTCTGTTTGACGCAGCTGAAAAGCTAGACGATGCTTACGTGCCGAGTGAAGATCGATACGCTTATATGAAACCCGACCAGTACTATCAACTTGCTAATGCATCTAATGCAGCAAACGCTGATTTCCGTGGTTCTGGTTCTATCGCTTCAGGTACAATGCCAGTAATTGCTGGAATAAACATTGTTAAAGTTCCACATCTTCCAACTACAAACATAACAGGAACTGGCGTAGACGCAGGTGGTTCTGGAGGTCGTCAAGCAGTTGACGCTTCAAACACTGTAGCACTAGTAACACATAAATCAGCCGTTGGTTGTGTAAAATTAATGGATGTATCTGTAGCTTCAGACTACGATCCAAGAAGATTAGGCACATTAATGGTTGGTAAAATGGCAATGGGTTTTGGAGCTTTGCGTCCAGAAGCTGCTGTTCAAATACAAACTGCATAAAAATTTACACTACTCTCTCCTAGTGTAACTTTAGGGGAAGCTTCTCTTTTGAGGTTTCCCCTTTTTTTAATAATGGAATATTCTCATGTCAACAAATCCTACTACAGAATTAGAAGCGGTTAATATAATGTTAAACGCTATTGGTGAAAGCCCAGTATCAAGTCTGGATGACCCTAGTCTTGTTGATGTGGCACTAGCTAAATCAATTTTAGATGAAACAAATATAGATATTCAATCTAAAGGAACACATTTTAACACAGAAATTAATTATCCATTAACAGCAGATACAGATGGAAATATAAATGTACCTGCTAATTGTGTCTTTGTAGATACTGTCGGCAGTTCAATTGATAAAGATGTAGTGCTTAGAGGTACACGCTTATACGACAGAAAAGAAAGAACATTTACGTTTGATACAACGACAACTTTATATGTAAACATGACGCTTATACAAGCGTTTGATCAAATACCACAATATGCAAGACGTTACGTTACGGTAAAAGCAGCAAGACGTTTTCAAGCTAGGGTAATGGGTTCAGATACTTTATTTGGTTTTACTCAAGCTGATGAATCAGAAGCTCTTGTAACTTATGAACAACAAGAGTCTGCAACTGAAGATAACAATGTATTAAATGATTCTTACTCAGCATCACGCATTATACGAAGAGGTGTTGGAAGAAGAAATGAGAGGTACTAATGCTAGTATCAGATTCAATTCCAAATCTTTTAAATGGGGTATCACAACAGCCCGCTACATTACGTTTACCTAGTCAAAGC